GAGAATCTATTCACGAACGTTCGTGCCATTACAGCCGTCTTACCACTGTTGACGACTGCGGCTGAAGGGTTCGCGAAAGATATGGATCGCATGGCAGACTCCATCGGCACGCAGGAGGTCGCCTTCCAAAAGGTAGCTCAATCGTGGGACTACCGACTAGACGTATTAAAGTCGCAACTAAACGACGTTTCCATCACGATAGGCGAGATGCTGCTGCCAGCCGTAGAGGCGTTCATGACGGTATGGACTGGATTCGCAGAGGTGATGGAGAAAGTTGTAGACGTCATGGGGCCATTTGGTCAAGGGCTAGGGGCCTTGGCCGGATGGGTGTCCGGCGCAGCTGTTTCTGTTGGAACACTAACTGCTGCAATATGGCTTCTCAACAAGGCATTCATTGCCCTGGCAGCCAATCCAGTAGTTGCTGCCCTTGCGACTGTCGCGCTTGCCATTGGCGTGATCGTCTCGCAGATCATGGACGCGAACAGCGCCGTGCGCACCTTGGCAGATGAAATACGAGGATTGCCAACACCAGGAACAGTTGAAGCAGGAAGAGTTGGAATGCCAACTGCTTCTGCTGACATCGTCGCCAAGTTCACACCAGAAATCAACGCCTTCTTAAACAAGTGGACAGAAATTATGGCGAGGTATACTGGGGTTGGGGCAGAAGCACAAGTACAATCGTGGCTCCCCAATCTCATCAGAGAACTGGAATTCGAAGCGATGCCGACTTACACGGGAGGATTCTCTCGTGAATCTCAGTTCGCCATAACCATCGACAATGCTCCTGTTCGGCAAGCAATCATCGCTACTCTCATCTCTGGGATTGAGGATCCTAGCGTGGCGAAAGCCATCGCAGACAGATTTGGGATGGCGGCAGCTCTTGGATTATCAGACGAACTCTTTCCAATGGACCTCTCTGGCCTATTCTCTTCCGTGTTCTACGATACGAAGGTTGCTATCTCGGTAGCCCGCGCAGAGTTTGACGCTCTTTGGTCATCCATCCAGAAAGGGACTGTTGCTGTAGAAGATGGAGAGACAAAGATAGAGGCGACACTAGGCGCATGGAGCGAGATGGGAGACATTGCCCAAGCGTCGGCAGATTTTCTGAAACTGATGATGGATGCCTTGGACATAGACCCAGCGGAAGCGGTATTGCTGGAAGGTATTGTCCAGGAGATGTTGACAATTGCTGGGGTCACAGACGATGTAATGACAGGATTTGTTGCCGAGACCTACGCCCTCATTGCCGCATTTGGGGCAGCAGAAGAAGGATCAGTAGCACAGGCAGAACTCCTTGGAGAACTAGCGGGGAGATACAAGACAGCGTCTGGGTGGATGGACACATTCAAGAAGGCTGGAATTGCCGCCAATGATGAATTGGTCGCCCTGACAGCCGCGCTGGAAGCCTTCAATTTTGCTGCTGCTGAGGCAGCAAAAAGCTTCATCGAAGAAACCTACGACCTCATCGCCGCGTACAACGCGGCCGGGGAAGGTTCAGAAGAACAGGCTGCTGCCCTTACAGATTTGACATCGAGGTATCAGACATCAATTCAGTGGACAGAATTGCTTGCGAGCGTCGGGAAAGAAGCTGATGAAGAACTATCTGGGCTCATTGCTGCGCTGGAAGATCTGGGAGTCAAGCTCAAAGATACCACGAAAACAGTAGATTCTTTCGATGTCGCCACCTACAAGCTGATCGAGACATACAACGCCGCGACAGCAGGATCGATCGAGCAAGCGGAGGCTCTTTCATCCCTTTCGGGGCGCTATCAGACGGCCACCGGATGGCTAGAGCAGTTTGCCGCTGTCGGTATTACGGCTGATGCTGTTCTGTTGGGATTGATCGCGGCGCTAGAAGCCATTGGATTGACTGGAGAGGCCGCTACGCAGGGATTTGTCGATGAGACGAATGCTCTAATTGAGGCGTTCTATTCTGCGTCAGAAGGATCAGCTGAACAGGCAGAGATGCTGGATGATCTTTCATCTCGATATTCGACAGTTACGGGATGGATCGAGGCTCTGGCATCGGTTGGAATTGAAGCGAGCGAAGCCCTCATGCTGCTTGTCGAGGCACTAGAAGAAGTTGGTCTCAAGGCGACAGAGGCCGCTGAAAAGACATTTGTTCAAGCAACGTATGAGCTTATTGCTGCATACGATGCCGCGTCCGAAGGATCAGTAGAGCAGGCCGAAGCACTTCAGTCATTGGCGGGCAGATACCAGACGGCGATTGCGCTTGAAGAACTGCTTGTCAGCAAAGGTATTGAGGCAGACGACGAACTTGTGTTGTTGATCGCTGACCTTCAGAGGTTCGCGAAAGCAGCAGAAGAAGCCAGCAGCGATCTCATTCAACTCACAGGCCAATTAGTGTCTGGAATTGGTGGATTGATCAGCAAATTTGGCGGCGAAGAATTGAAGGGAACTGGGTCAGTTATCTCGTCTCTAGGTGGAACGATAACGGCTGGAGCAGCATTGGCCACTGGCGGCATGAGCGCGGCAATCGCCTTCGGGTTGTCGCTCCTAAGCACTATCGGAACCGGCTGGCTGGAATGGGTAACGAAGCCGGCAGCCGCAGCACAAGAAGAGATGTTGGCGGCAGAGGAAGAGAGGCTCGCCAAAGAACAGGCCGCACTGGACAACATGCTGGCAGCATCCGATGCCGTGATTTCGTCATTCTGGGGCCTGGTGGAGTCGGCCGAGTCAGTGGCCCGCATCCAGGATGGCCTAGCTCAACTCCAAGTCACGATCATGAGCGCACTGCTGGGCTTCCTGTGGCCTCTGGCGAGCATTCTGGAGTCCATCAACGGACTGTTCGTTGCACAGGAAGAGACTGTGCGGAAAGAAGTCGAGGCAAGACAGGCGCTCTTGTCGAACTTGAACGTTCCTATTGGCTTCCCGATCGACAGGATCAGGTTCGCTGCGGGGACACCTGGGGAACCTGTGACCTTCACGGGGACGGAATCCGGAGAGGATCAAGAGGCGGTTGCCGAACTCCTTGAGTGGTGGGAAGAGGCGATGGAGCCCTTCCGGAATGAGATCCTGGGAATGATCCAGCCGATTGCCGACTTCAGAGATGCCATGCGACAACTGGCGACTGATCTGATCCCGTCGATGATGACAATCCTTGGTCCGATTATCGACACATTCGGATGGACTCTCGGGACGATTTCAACCTGGATGAATGCCGTCTTTAAGCCTGATTTCGAGGAGTTCGCAATTGGCTTTGCTACCTTCTGGACGGACAGGGTTGATCCATGGTGGACGGATGAAGTGTGGCCTCAGATTGGAGAATGGCTGGACGACATCTATGGGTGGTTGGGGGCCATCGTAGACTTCTTCTCTGATGAGGGATGGGACTTCATCTCGGAGGACGTTTGGGGGGCGGTTAAGCCGTTCGTAGAGGCAGTGCTAGACATGTTCGAAGACTTCGGAATCTGGGTCGGAAAGAACTGGCCAACGATCAAAGATGTACTTCTGAAACGGATTCAGGATGCACTGGACTCTCTCGGAGTTGATCTTGACGATTTCATTGAGAGGGTGAAGGTATGGTTGCTTGGCGGGGATTGGCAAAGCAGTTCAAAGACATCTCCGTGGCAACAATTCATCGCGCAATTGACGAAGATTTGGCAGCAGATAGTAGACCTTCCTGGCAAGATCGAGGGGTTCTTCAAGAACCTGGAGACTGTCCTTTGGGTCGCGATGGGTGCAGTTGTTGGTGCCATAATCGGCGGATCTGGCCTGTGGAGCGTAGCAGCAGTGGCTGGGGCCCTGCTGGCTTGGCAACTGGTTGGAATGATAAAACCTAGAGGGTATGCAGATGGAGGAATTGCTACCAGCCCAACATTCGGCCTGTTTGGAGAGTCAGGGCCAGAGGCCATCATCCCGCTCAATCAACTTGCGGGGATGCTCTCGATGCAACCTGCCGCGGCGGGGATGTCCGGATTCGGTGGCGTTGGTATGTCTGGAGGATTCGGGGGCACGGCGGCAACGATCAACATCAACCTGTCACAGCAGAGACTGAGCACATTGATGCTCCGAGAAATGACTAGCCAGAATGTGAATGATTCCGGTGTGGGGTTTGCGCCGATAAGGGTGGGATAGCCTTGAGAGCGGACATTGAAAACGCCAATACCTGCTCGAAGATATCGGGCTTGACTGTGCGGGTGTACGACGGTTCTGACTGGATCGATCTTGTGGATCCGGCAGGATCGGCGTTCCCTGGATATTCCCGCGTGAAAGCCTACCAGTGGAGCTACGATCACTCTGGAGGGAAGTGGGTAGCGACGGTCACGTTCGCTAATTATCCCTGGCTGAGAGACGCTGGCGAGAGCCTTGACCCAACCGACACATCGGACTTCAATCCAGCAGGAGTTCCTCTCCTGGGCGCCTACCATGAATTCCAGATATGGATTGGAAAGTACAGCGAAGCGGGAGTGGCCGGCGCAGAGGCGATGGTCTTCAGCGGCTTTGTCGGTCCTGATGCCATCCAGCCCGATGAGGGGATTGAGGGTGTTGACATGGTCGTCGCTCGAATCGTTGGCGTGATGCAGCCGTGGTTTGCCGACTACATCGACAAGATCGATCGGGGAAGGCTCTACACTGATTGCTACCTGTCAGGAATCTGGAATGCGACGACAGCGTTTGCGGTGTCTGATGTTGTCACGCTTGACGGTATAGCCTACCAGTGTATCTTAGCGAACACGAACAAGACCCCTCCAAACGCGACTTACTGGACCGTCTTCTCTGGCACGAACAACATCTGCAATCAGATCTTGCTCGACTACGGGTGGGACGCAGACATCGTGATCGCTCCATCGCCTACTGGGCAAGACACGCTGACGTTCTACTGCGAGAACTACGAGATTGGCGATATATCGGTTGGTGACGCCATTCTCAGACAGGTCAGTTCGATTGGATTCGTGCTGATGGAGAAGTGGAACACGACACAGGAAAACTTCGTCCCAACGATTGTGGATCCAGATCGAAGCAACGTGACATACGACGTCAGCCTTGAGGGGAATATCAACACGTCTCGCATCAACTACTCTGAAGCGAACGTTAGGACGTTCTGTCGTGTGGTATTCTACAACAGAGCCGATGGAAGCTTCTCTTATGTTGATGCTTCGAACGATGCCGCAAGACTCGTCTACGGCCTTCCTGGGGCAGGAGGGGAAAAGCTGCACAAGCGAATGAGAATCGTTGAGAACGACAAGTCGTGGATCGACACGGAAGTAGAGGCACAGAAGGAAGCCAATGCTGCAGTTCAGGATGCGGGGACACCAAAGATCCCTGAGTCGTTCGTTGTTCCGTGGCTGGCCTTGAACATCGAGGGAGGAGACCTCGTTCGAATCATCACGCCATCGAAGACAATGGACGTTGGGGTATTGACCATCCAGCACAATGTCGGCGAAGGCGACATGTATGGGCACACCGTCATCTCGGGAACGCTGGCGCGGCGGGTTGGAAACTACGACTACTGGTTCAAGCGATCGAGGACAGACAACCAATTCAAATCCGATCGCTACGACGAATTGATGCAGGGTCCAATCCCGATGAAGCCGAAGAACGTCGTGGTGAAGTCCGTGTGGGGGAAAGATACGGCGGGGTCTCCAGCGCCGTGGCTTGATGTGTCCTGGTTCGGTGCGGTTGACGGCCGAACACGATCGCATATATTGAGGTACAGGGAATTGAGTCCGCGGGATTCGGGGGTAGCGACGGGCGGGACTACAACGACTCTGACGGATTGCTACAAGTCGTGGACAGTCAACACATTCCGCAACGGAGGGTATTGCTTCCTGACAGGGCTCAACGGCCCGACCGTCTCAGGAGAGTATTGGGATACCACCGATCGGTGCGAGATTGTGTCGAGGAAGGGAACGGACAACTTGAGAAGGATCAAGACGAACACGTCTGGAGTTCTCACATTTGAGAACGCGCTTACGGTAGCGCCTGAGAACATGGAAGCATACGAAATCTATTGGGCTGTTGGGGAGTGGCATGAAGTTACGGTGGGGAAGGAACAGTTTGTTCAACTACCTGGGCTTCCTGAAGGGAATGAGTACATGATCGAAGTGGCGGCAGTCCCAACCGTCAGCGGGACATAGGAGGACGGAAATGGCTGACTACAGAAAAATGATTGGCAGGATCGTTACCGATGCCGAAGGAGCGGTTGGAGGCGTTTCCGTCACCGTAAAGCAAACTGGCACGGCGACACTGGTTACTCTGAAGGCGAACAAGGCTGGTACGGAAGCTCTGGCCAATCCATTTGATACGGATGCGAACGGCGTGTGGGCATTCTTCACTGACATCGAGTTGCTTTCTGGGGTTGATTACGAAGTAGACATCGTGTTCGCAAAGAGCGGGCTCGACTTCTCGGTGATGAACGAGATGTACGAGAACATCCCCCTAGCTGGCTTGGTAACAGACCCGGGAGCGGTACAGGAAGCAGACTTCACAGCAGGAACTCTTCTGTACGCAACGGCGAACGCCACTCCGGTAGCGACGACACCGACACAGTTCATGGCCATCCTGTCTGGGCAGGCTGCCGCGGCATTTGACTGGGGAGGACAGGATCTCCTCAACGCGGGAGTCATGTTTCTGACTGAACAGGCAAGCGCAGAAGCAGACGTAGCAGGCAAAGGGCAAATCTGGGTCAAGACAGCCACTCCGAATACGTTGTGGTTTACCGATGATGCAGGAACAGACTTCCAGCTAGGAGTAGGAGCCATCAGCATTGTTGGAACGCCTGTGGACAATCAGCTTGCAGTGTGGAAGAGTGCTTCTTCTGTTGAGGGAGATACCAACCTCACATGGAGCGGCAGTCAGTTGGACGTTACCGGAAATCTCTACAGCGATGGCGCGAACGTTCTTCTGGACGGGAGTACGTCTGTGCGGCTGGTCAGCGCAAACTTCATTGCATTGCGAGCTCCGGAGAACAGGATCGGCTTTGACGTGGACGACTACATGCAGATTGCCTTGGCTGAGACAACTGGCGTGACGGTCATTACGCATACAGGTTCGGCTCCGACAGTGACGTGGACAGCCAATTCGTTCGACTTCGTTGGGTCTATGGCGCTGGATGCCGTCACTCTCAGTGATGTTCTAACATTCAGCGATGGTGCGACGATCGACAACACCGATGCCAACACCCTGACGATCACCGAAACGAATATCGCACTGACAGGTATCGTCGGGATCACTGGTGCGACGAACATTGCTGGTATAGTCACCATTGGCGTTGACGATACGGGTTACGACTTCAAGTGTTTCGGTGCTACTTCTGGAGCCTACTTCCTCTTCGATCAAGCGAATGATTGCGTGGTTCTCCAGGGCGGGGACACAAAGCAAATGGAGCTCCGCTTCATGGAAGACACCGACAACGGATCTCACTACACGGCGTTCAAGGCCCATGCAACGATGGCTGCGGCGATCACGTACATCCTGCCCGCCGCGGACTCGACAGGAGTGCAATACCTGCAATCCGATGGATCTGGAAATCTATCATGGACGACACCTGCTGGCGCGGGCGACGTCTCGAAGGTTGGAACGCCCGTCAATGATCAGGTTGGTGTGTGGACTGGGGATGGAACAATCGAGGGAACCACTGCGTGGACGTACGATGGCAGCACGAAGTTCAGAATGACTGGATCGATCTTCTTGCTTGAGCAAGCGGCGGCAATCGCTGATGAGGTTGCGTATGGACAGATCTGGGTCAAGAATGATACTCCGAATACGTTGTGGTTTACCGATGATGCAGGAACAGACTTCCAGCTGGGAGTGGGCGGCGGTGGTGGTGGGGATGTCATGGCAGACGGCAGTGTTCCCTTCACAGGAGCCGTGAGCTTCGGTGTTGACGGAGCAGGCGTTGACGCAACGTTCTTTGGAGTAACTGCTTCCTACAAGGCATGGTGGGATGCGAACGGAGACACCAACGGAGCATGGTACTTTGGTGCCGACACGAAGGGCGTCATGGTCACTCTTTACGGAGACACGACCGGTCATACGATCGTTTTCGATCCATCGGGGGACACGAATGGATCGTTGCTGGTTGGCGCTGACACGAAAGGGATTCTGTTCAGTCTGTTTGGTGACGTGACAGGGTGTGGAGTGTTCTGGGACCCGTCGACCGACACAAACGGAACTCTCTCGATCGGAGCGGCTGGCGGCAGCAAGGGCGTGGATTTCACATGCTACGGCGCGACGAACCTGTCTCTGATGACGTGGGATCAGAGCGCGAATGCGTTGCTGCTCGATGGCTCAACACTCTTCATCAAGGAACAGGCAGCAGCACAGGCAGATGTTGAAGCGTACGGGCAGATATGGACTAAGACGGCAACGCCAAATGAACTCTACTTCACGGATGATGCAGGAACGGACACGAAACTCGTGAGTTTGCTGCACACGGATATTTCAGGCGAGATCGTTGCAATCACTGAGAAGACTGCCGCTACTGGAGCCGATGAGATCCTAATCGAAGACTCGGCGGCGGCTAATGCCAAGAAGTCAGTCAAGCTTAGCAATCTCTCTGGGATGTCTGGATGTAGGGTTCGCGCGTATTGCAGCGCTGCTCTGTCTGCGAAGAGAATCACTTGGGTTAGGGTTCCGCTTCAGTCAGAGGACTTTGACTCCGGGAACGATTTCAACTCAACTGGCGTGACTGGCACGGCAGACGCAACAGAGGCAAACAAGCTGCACGACGCAGACGCCGGATTCACTGCCGCCCTAGTCGGGGCGTGCGTTCACAATACCACGGACGACACCTACGCAATCGTGACTGCGTATGTAGATAGTGGGGAGCTAACGATCAGTGCGGACATCATGGCGGATACTGAAACATACGTTGTCTATCCGTCATTCTTCACCGCTCCGGAGAACGGATACTACAGCGTCAGGTTCGCAGTTGCTTTAGGTCCAGGCGCCGACGCAGGGACTGACCTGCATGTAGTTTTGAGGCGGTATCGATCATCTACCGCAGTAGACATCGACTACGCCTTCGTCACTGGGGCGAATGCCGGAGGTTTTATCGGCTGGCCGTGCGCGGATCTCGTCTACTTAGAAACAGGTGACTTGCTGTGGATGTCGATTTACCACACGTCAGCATCGAACGTGAACATAGCGGCAACTGCTAAATACACGTTCATGTCAATTAGTCTGGAATCCAGACCATAAGAGTAATATCTAACGTAGACTAGGAGAATAATGACGACCGAAGTAGCGACACAAGGACTGCCTCTTGGCGGAGTAGTGGGAATCGTTACTCACCACTCAGGGTTCACTCAGGCTACCTTTGGCGAGGTTCCGGAGAAGGTATTGGTCCCCAGTGCCCCTGTAATCGTCTCTATGGCCGCTCCAGACCAGTCGGCAGGCATCATCAAGCTAAGTGTTACCCTCCCCACAACGGACACAGGAGGGAACGTCCTAGCGCAGTCTGAGATCGTGAAGGTGCGAATGCACCACAGCACGAGTTCGGGCGTGACGATCACCGATTCGTATGTCGACTTCCCTCCTGGAGTGACCATCCAGTGGACGCCGGGTGATGTCGTCTCTCACTACGCAGCGGTGCGGGTGCAGGATACTCACGATCACTGGTCGGCATTGTCGAACGAGAAGTCGGCAGCAGCAAACGGAGGGACGGAGCCGGAGTACGACGGATTGTGGGCTCACCGGCTTGGGAAGGACGCAACCTGGACTGAGAACTCCCCAGATACCAACTCGATCGCATGGTCAGGGGTGATCCTCTACTGGAAGGATGGAAAGTACGAGATCACGGACGGGAACACCGACAAGAAGTACCTTTGGTGGGACTACACGTTGTCGACAACGACATTCCAGTCGTCTGACACGCGGCCGACGCTGACGTTTGAAGATGTCTTGGTTGCGACAAACGACGCAGGTGTGCTGTACCTGACGATGTACTCCCCGATGGTGATCGCGGACTTCATGCGCACGGGATTGCTGGAGTCGACGAACTATGCGGCGGCGATTGGGTCGCAGTTTGATCTCGACAACGGAACGCTCATCTTGGGCGGCAGCAACGAACTTGGCTTCGTAGCGAACGGGGCAGGTGATCTGTCTCTTGGGGGGACCGTCTTCCAGTTCACAACGGCTGACCTCACTCTCATCATGCAGGGGACGTACAAGACATCTGGAACGGGAGTTGGCGTGTACATCTACGGCGCCAGCGACCTCACGAACCCGAACACACTGATTGTCTACGACGCGGACGCGAAAAGCAGAGTGCTTCTGGATGCGTCCGAACTGCGCATCTACGAGATCATTGCTGGTACTGCGACGAGCATGACCTTGTTCCCTTCTGTTCATGCTACTGCTGCCGTCATTG